GATCCCTTTGAAAATTACGATAACCCTATCATAACTAGAACATGGTGGGGTCAACTATTAGAAGGTACTGTTCACTTTGGTACTTTAGCTGCTGCTATTATACCAACTGCTAAAGCTACTTTAGGTAGAGTTGGTCTAGGAGCAGCATGGACTGGTACAAGTAGTCTAATAAGAGCTGCTGGAATTGGTGCTGCATCTGATTTAATATCTAAAGAATCAGACGGTCATAATGCATTAGGTATGCTTAGAGATCGTTATGGATTAATTGATACGCCTTTAAGTACCAAAGATACAGATCATCCTATATGGATGAAATTTAAAAATATAGTAGAAGGAATAGGTATTGGTATGGTTTTTGATTCAGCTACCTTATTACTAGGTAAAGGATCTCAAGCTGTTAAAACTCAAATATCTAATAGACAAAAAAGTGTAGATATCCAAACAAATAGAAAAGGTGTACAAGAATTAAGAAGGAATGAGTTTGGATTTCGTGGGAGTAAAAACAAAACTGTAGCTGATTCACATCAAGCTGCCCATATATCACAAGATGATCCTTTTGTGGTTTGGGAACAACAGAAAAGAATAAGAAATGAATGGGGAGCTGAAGATGGATCAACAGCTTCTGTAACTACACCTATACAAAGAGAACGTATAGCTAGAGAAGCTGATATCAGTGAAGAGATGGTAGAAGATGTATTACAAAAATATACATCTAATGAAAAGTATCAAAAGATTGTAGAAGATGTTAAAGCTAGTAGACAAAGATTAGTAGATGTCTTTGGAGATTCTATAGCAGCACATCAACGTATTACTCAAGGTAGAAATGCAGTTGATATGTCAGCTGAAGAATACTTAATGGAAATCTTTGAAAGTTCCGATGTATATAGCAAAGGAACACCAGATGAAATTGTTACTATTACTAGTAAGAATGTAGTAGTAGTTGATTTAGTCGTTGGTACATTGCTAAGGCAATTAAGAGATTTAGGTATAGCTGGTAGAGAAATAGCTGACTTTGCAGATCTAATGGATATTGACGGTCCTGCAGATCAGATTATGGATACTATGCTAACTGCTTTAACAGAAGCTAAAAGAGCTAGAATAGTTAAATCTCAAAACTTTAGAGAATTAGGAGCTGGTAAGAGAAGATACTTACAAGAAACTCTAGCTAAAGATATGGCAGATACTAGAGATTCTATTATGTCTATCTTACAGATTGCTAAAGATGATCCTGATGAAAACTTATTGAATGCTTTATTTGAAGCTTTCTCCCAAATGAAAGAAGTCAATAATTTAGATGACTTTGATGCATGGGCTAGGAAAGTAATCAAAGGAGGAGATATTGGAGGTAAGAAACAGACTGGTGTACTGATAAAAGAACTAGAAGGTATGATGGTAAATAGTATTCTAAGTGGTCCAAAAACACCTATAAGGGCTTTAATGGGTACTTCAACTGCAACATTCCTAAGACCTTTTGCAACAACACTAGGAGCTACTCTTAGATATCCATTCGATGGGGATTCAACTACAATAAGAGCTGGATTAGCATCTTTAAATGCTATGATGGAAACTATACCAGAAGCCTTTGATTTATTTAAGTCTAGATTAAATTCATATTGGAAAGGAGATTTATCTACAATTAAATCAAGATTTGCTGAATTTAATAGAGGTGATGGTAACTGGGAATTAATGAGGAAATGGGTAGAAGAAAGTGGTAGATCTACTGTAGGAGATAAGATAGCTTTTAGTATGGCTAATATGGCTAGAGCAGTGAATGATAATAGTTTCTTCAGTGCTGGTACTAGAATAATGGCATCAATAGATGATACATTTGCATATCTTTTAGGTAGAGCTAAGATGAGAGAAAAAGCAATGAGATCTGCTCTGGATGCTAAGGCAAAAGGTGTTTTCACTGCTTATACAGAAATTACTCCAGATGTCATTAAAGTTTTTGAAGATGATTTCTACAGAGATATATTTGATGCTAATGGTAATATAGTAGATAAAGCTACACAATTTGCTCGTAAAGAAGTTACACTTACTCAAGAATTAACTGGATTTGTATCTGGATTAAACCAAGTATTCCAAGCTAATCCATGGGCTAAACCTTTCTTCTTATTTGCTAGAACTGGTATTAATGGATTACAACTAACAGCTAAACATACACCTGGATTTAATTTCCTAGTTAAAGAGTTCAATGATATTGCATTTGCAACTAAGTCTGATATAAAAGATTTAGTTAAGTATGGAATAACAAATGAAGCTGAACTAGCTAATGCTAAGGCATTACAGACTGGTAGGTTTGCTATTGGTTCTGCTGTCGTTAGTCTAGCGTCATGGGCTTGGTTACGAGGAGATATGACTGGTAATGGTCCTGCTGATAGACAGAAGAGACAAGCTTGGATGGATGCTGGTTATAAAACTAGAACTATTAAATTACCATTTACAGATGTATACATAGGCTATGATGCTTTTGAACCATTCAACCAGATTATGTCTACTATTGCTGATGTAGGTGATGCTAGTCAACTTATGGGTGAAGAATGGACAGAAAGAGAACTACAAAAGATAGCTTTGGTTGTTGGTCAATCAGTAGCAAGTAAATCTTATTTAGCTGGATTACAGCAGTTTGTGGATTTATTTGGTGGTAGACCAGGGCAAGGTAGTAGAATCCTAGCAGGTATAATGAATAACCAAGTACCTTTATCTGGATTAAGAAATGAGATAGGTAAAATAATAACACCTTATACTAGAGAACTAAATTCTGGAATAGAAGATGCATTAAGAAATAGGAACTTAATTAGTGAATATATAGCTAGTAATGAGTTACCTATTAAATATGATTTATTAAATGGTAAGCCAATTAAAGATCATGATCCAATGACTAGAATGTGGAATGCTTTAATGCCAGTTAATTTCAATTTAGAATCTAGTCCTGGTAGACAGTTACTATTTAATAGTGGTTATGATTTAAGAATGTCTACTTATTTCTCACCTGATGGATATGATTTAACTAAAGCACCTGAAATTAGATCAATGTTCCAGAAAGCTATAGGTGATCAAAACTTAGAACATGAATTAAATAAACTAAGTAGGAATAAAAGAATTCTTGCATCTATAGCAGAAATGAAAAAAGATATAGAGAAAGGTAATAGAGGAGACTATGAGCCAGGTGATTATTATCATAACATTATTATAGGTAGACTATTTGATGATGCTAGAGAACAAGCTTGGTTAAACATACGTCAAGAAGACATAGTAATTGATTTAATGCAAGAAGAAGACTTTAAGACATTAGATCGAAGAAATAAAACAAATGAAACTGCAAACATTTTAAACATGTATAAATAACAATGGCAACAGAACAAACAATTACAATTAGTGGAACTCCTACAGTGGTTTCTGGTGTCACTGTTCCTTATGCAAACACATCAGATTTAGAAATATATATCGGTAAAGGTTTAGTAGAAAAAGTAGTACTTAATAATGCTGGAGCTGGATATGCTACAGTTTCTAATGCTGCTCTTGAATTTTCAGGAGGTGGTGGTAGTAGTGCTGCTTTGACAGTAGATGTAGCTAGTGGTCAAGTATCTTTAGATAATGCTGGAGTACCTACTGATAAAGGTAGTGGGTATACATCTAGTCCAATAGTAGGATTTGGTAATCTTACAGGTGGTACTGGAGCTTCTGCTACTGCAGAGATATACGCTAAGAAAACATCTGGTACAGACTACACTCTATCTGGTACTAGTGGTAACACTACTATTACCTTTACATCTGCTTTAGCTAGTGGAGATAAAGTACTAATCAAAAGAGCAACAGGTGTCAGTACAGCTGCTAATACATTCGCTGCTGGTAGTGCTATAACAGCTGAAGCATTGAATAAAAGCTTTGATCAGATAAGATATAAAGTAGAAGAATTACCTAATGTAACAAGTACTGCAGTTACTAATGGAGTTAAAGACGATATAGAAGTATCAGGTAGTAATTGGACTATAGTGAATGATGCAGTCACTAGTGCTAAGATAGCTGATGATGCTATTGATTCAGAACATTATAAAGCTGGATCTATAGATCTCGAACATATGTCTGCTAACTCAATAGATAGTGATCAATATGTAGA